TGCTCATCGGCTCTACTCTTGTCTTCTTCATTACCCCTATACGCTTGCTTAAGGAATACCCACGCTTTCTCTAACGGGAAAGAACGATTGAGCGCTTCACGATGCACAGCGCAAAACTTCTCGTTCTGAGCGCACGCTGAATTACAACCCGATACTGTGCAGGTTTCCCACCCTTCGTTCATTGAGCATCCCTCACCACTCCGAGGTTATAATCCATTGGTTTGTTACACGCGCCACAGCGCTCAAGCCAACAAAAATGTAGCATACCACAAGACCCGCAACGAGTACCGCTACCGATGTCAAGGACATCACGCGCGTTACGCGTACGAATGTTTTGCTTCTGTATGATTCCCGCGAGTGGGTCTTCCGGTGCGGTAACGCTACCTGCGCCGATTGATTCAGCCATACGCCAGCCTTTTTTTTCCATACGCGAGAGGTCGTCAACAGTATAGTTGGACATCTATCCACCTCAAGCGAGTGTAGCCACCGTATAGACAATTTCGCCGCGAACTATATTCATTTCAATAATAGTATCCGCACTCGGGGCAACACCTGTGTTCAGCATCTGACCGTAAAGTGGCGCTGCTGAGTCTTCAACATATAGAATCTCGTTATCGGCTACAGCGACAGTAATCCCTGCCCCAATAGTGACAGCGGCTGCACCAATAGCGGTACAGACACCTAATCGTGTGTAGTTCGCGCCTTTATCGGTTTTCTTTACCCAAATGACATCACCAACAGTGATAACATCACGCGCGTCTCCTGTAGTATAATCATCATCTACAGTCATCGCGCCGGCTTCGGCGGCTGCATAGCCGGCACCGTTATTGATTTGGATACCCGAATCGTAAGGCCCGTGAGGGGAAAAACGAAATGTCCATACTCTTCTGACCACGAGGTCTCACCCCGCATCAGCGCTTACCTAAAGCCCACCATGTACCGTCAAGACCTGCTGCGGTAACTAATGTAAGTGTTGAGTTGACCGCTATGTCAATCTCAGTATCAGTCAGACCCGCAGCACTACCATTCGCACCGGCGGCTACAGCCTTTGAGAGATGAGTAGCCAACGCTATATCTCCACCGGTTGTTACACCAGTATTCGTAAATGTTCCAGTCATGAGCAACAAATTGCCCAGTACGCTCGGTCGTTCGTCTATTGTAAATGTAAATACCATTATTCAGTCACCTCAGCCTCTTGTAGGTCTGCTTCGCCCTCTACGAGGGCGGTCTCATTCATAACCTCTTCTGTTAAAACAACCTCTTCGGTCTCTTCCGCGACCTCTTCTGTTTCTTCTTCTGAACTTATACCGAGTGTATCGCGCACGCTACTCAAGAGTTGTGCTTTAGTCAAGCCCGCGCGCACTCTTACATCATGTAGAGTAAGCCAATCATAGAGTTGTTGCCGCGTCCATTTTGTGTCCGGTTGTCCATCACCGTCTAAATCTACTAACTCATTCGCGTCACTTCCCACGACAAAGTCGGGGTCGTTAGTAATTTTACGGCGGTTAGACTCAAGCCATTCTTGGGTAACCTCTTGTGAGATACCACGAGTGAATGTCCCGAAGGCTGCGCGCTTAGTGGGCCAACGCCCACGATATGTTACGGTTGGCATTTAACCACCTTAACCGCATATCATCCAAATCTGTGTAGCAGCGACTGTTACATCACTGATACCGCCCGGATAAGTAAGGGTCAAAGTGTTATTGACTCCGGTAGTACCGGTGTCGCTAAGTGCGCCTCGCACACCACCACCGAGACCGGTAGTACTGTGGTCTAATGTACCTGCACTGCCGAGCATGTAAGCCACGATTTGTGTTGCTTCGCCCGATACTTGTAGAGAGATTGCTGCTGCCTTATAGTTAGCAGCAGCCAATTCTCCACAAAGTAGTTTCAAGCCCGCTACATTTGTTCTGTCAGTCTGCGCCGGTTCAAATGCAGTCAATGCACCCGGATAATCGCTACCTTGCCACAGTGTGCCATCTTCCGGTGACCCTGCGTATAGGTCTAATTCAAGACTGACGGTAAAACCAGTCGCCCCTGCTCCTCTTGTTATTGTTATTGCCATAATTAATCAACTCCTATTTCTCCTATGTCTCCAACCTCATGTAAGGTCACGAATACTCCCTTGTGCTCCAAAGAAAGAACACCACATTTCGCCCATCGTTCTATACAATCCTTCCTGTCCGAGGCGGTTGATAGCGAACGGGTCGCCAGTTTCAATTCCGCTCTCAAAGTACTGAGTCGGTATCGCTGTTTGGAACCATAGGTAGTCTGTATCAAGATAATAGATACGACTACTACCGTCTGCTGTAACATCTTTGCTTGGGATGATTGGCACACCGTTGTAGGTAGCCACGATGAATCCGGCTTCTATACCGGGTACACCTTTCACACCGCTGTATGATGGAGTAACTCTCTTTGTTTCCATGAATCGCTGTTGGGTCTGTAATAACTGCTGGATATTCATTAGTGTATCATAGCCAGTTAGGATAACCTTTGGATTACCACCACGAGTCCATACTTGCTGGAAGATGGTGTCAAGGAAATCAAGACTTAGCGCGCGGTTGGTGCTTGTTGCATCAACGCTAACTTCTGCACTGTGGAAATCTGCGGTACCGTTACGAGTAATTGAATACATATCGTGGTCGGTAAGAGCGCTTACATGCACACCGGCAGTCATATTGTCCGGGTCTGATGTAATTCGGTCAAGTGATTCAAAGTCGTTTGCTGCTGGTGTATCAACATCAGTTGTTAGCATTCGGTTGATATGGTCTGCGTGATGCTTACCCATCTCTTCCTTCAATACTTGTCGGACATCGCCCATTCCGTCATCCTTGTCGGATAGGAACATAGCAACCTCTGATAGGTCAAAGGTGTGCGCGACAGTCTTCGGCTTTGCAGCCACATGTAGGAAATCGGGTTTGGTAGTCTCCGGTAGGGTTGCGTTTTCAGCAACACCGCCGCCCTTAGTGAAGGACGCCTTAGAGGTAATGATTCTCCAACCACTCTTTTCCCACGGTTTCTTAGGTAGAATACTAAACGCATTGAACTCTTGGTTCAACTGAGACCAAACCTTTCGGCCGTAAATTGCTTGGTAAGAACCAGCAGTAGTACTCATTAGCGGTGCATCCGCTTTGAGTATATCCCCGCTACTGTATGTATATCCAGTTAGCGCTGTTCCACCGTAGTAATACCGTTCCATGTCTTGAATTGTGCGTACATAATCTCTTGCCATACTTATTCACCTCCTCGTAGTGCGCCAGCAGCGAGTCTGTGGACATCATCCCAACTCATATCTGCAAGTGCGTCACTTGAAGGAACTTCAACAAGAGCGCGGGATGCACTCTTAGTAATTGTCTCACCGGCTTCGCCGCTGGACAGGTTGTTAATACGCTCATTTAGCGCGATAACTGCTTTTTGTATGTCTTCTAATGGCTTACGAGAGTCAAATGACTGTCGTGCTTCCTCATTAGATTTCTGAGTCATCTCGGAAGTGTAGCGTTCATCAAACGCGCCACCGAGTTCTCCTTTGAACTCTTGTTCCGCGCGTGCTGCCTTGTAGACTGCATAAGCCTCTTCAAGTTGCGCGCCGCTGACATTCTCCTTGATTACGAACTTGCTACCAGTAGGTGCTGGGTCTGCGCTTGCGCGGATTGCGAACTTGTTGCCGCTTCCACCGCTACCGAAATCCATCTTTGGACGCTTTTTGGAATCTTCCTCACCTGCGCCTTCAAGAGAACCTTGTCCGCGATGGTCAAAGCCGGATTCTCCGGGGCCGTAGCCCTTTTCAAACTGACTTCGCGCCTTGTTAGTGTCATAGCCAGCGCCTTTCACGGTGCTCTCTAACCACTGCAAGTACTCGGTGCTGATAACATCATCAAATCCTTTTTCAACTTCTTCATCAGAATAAGCCATCTTTTCTTTGTCATCCCCCCCATCATCGCTGTCTTTCTTTTCGTCTTTCTTTTCGTCTTTCTTCTTGTCGTCTTTGCTGTCCTTCTTGTCGCCGAACGGGAACCCACCCTTGTCGTCTCCATCAGACTCAGCATCGTCAAGTTTCTTTGACAATCGTTCCAATACATCATGTAACTGTGTTACTACTTCTGTTTCTGTCATTTTTTCATCGTCCTGTTTTAGTATTCTGAATTGTGCTTCCGGGTTTATTCCTTTCTCGCATATTGTTACTTCATGCAACTCCATGCGCCGGATTTCCCGGTAACTGCCTCGCTCCTTGCTGCTTTTGCTGACTCGCTCAAATGCTTGTCCGCCGATACTGAAAGACTTAAGATTGCCTTTTCGCACCTCGGATGCAACTTCGCGAGCCTTTTCAATGTCATTCCGTAGTCTAATGACAACGAACATGCCGCTGTCGTCAACTTCGGATTTCCATAAGCGCCCGGAGGAATCTGTGTATTCGGGGACAACTTCCCCGACTTGTATATTGGAGTGCGCGAGTTGTACATTTCTGCATTGTGCGTTATCCATGAACTTGTGGAACGCTTCATTAAGCGCGCCTGTGGTAATGAGGTCTCCTTGTTTATCAACGAGTTCAACGCTTGCGTATCCGGCGACAATGAGGTCATCTCCAATCCCCTTAATGAGGAGGGGTGATGATTGGCTTGATAGGACTGCACTCGCGACCACTGGCTCACCCCACGCGAAGTTATGGTATTTAATCCGCGCGCAACTCTAACACTGCCTCTTCATCGGTGATACTAAGCCTCGCTTTTTCACCTTCTTCTGTTGTAATACTGCTGTTTTTCTTTGATTTGCTACCGGATTCGGGGGTTTTCTCCTTCTCGCGTCCATCGGGATAGAAGTCGGGAAGCGTCTCGGGGCGCGTTAATTCGGTCGGACCGCGTGGCGCAGCATCTTCTGTGCCAAGACCGACTGCGAGACCCTTCGGTCCTGTCCAAGTCATCTTCTCTTTCGCGAGTAATTCTTCTAAAACGAGTAGCGCCTTGACGATGACGGGGTCTTTCAGTAACTGATTCGGCATAATTTTCTTCGGTTTTTTGTCTTCCGGCCGCGGGTCGGGTGTAACCTCCGCTTTCTTCTTACGCTTTTTGTCGTGCATGTATTCACGCGGGTCATAATCTATCTTAGCCACACCTTTCAGCATCAACGCGGCGAGTGGTTCCCAACATGGGCGTAGTGTTTCTGCTACGCGTACGGGGTAATCGCCCTGTAATGACTCTCCTTTACCTATTCTCCACACATCAAGTAACACACCTGTCTCATTTTCCAGTCGGCGGGCTTTGTAAATCACATCATCATCAATAGTGGGTAGCGATACTATGACTTTGACACCCTCAACAGCCACGCTATGCGGTATGTGAGGGATTCCCGACTTAGTGAGCATACCGAGAGTGGCTATACTATCAGTCGCTTTAGATTCAGCCGCTCCTTGTAATTTTGCGCCGTGCAAAGCATACACCGATTCGCCGCCGCGCTCCCTACGGGAGACGCTACCAACGCTCACAGTAGCGAAGTCACCTTCGTCAAACGAACCATCACCGCTCGCTGTTCCAATATCCATGTACTGCTTACCATCAACTTTAGCCGCGCGATTACCGAGTTTTTCAGCAATTTCGTCACTAACCGGCCCTATCCCGAGCCTATACACAGGGTTGTTTTGCCCCCGCTGTCCGAGAATAATCACACTGACGCGCTTCTCATCATCAAGTAGTACCCATTTCGGATGACGCGCTTCGCCCTCCATGTAAGTTGATTCGGAGTCGCGGAGCATGATACGCCCGCCTTCTATTTCCTTCACCGATTCAGCGAGACCTTCGTCATCCGTCTGCCGCGTGTTAATCGGCTGTGGTGTTTTCACCTTCTCATTAGCCTCAAAACTACCACGGAGCGCACGCATTCGGTGTTTTAGCATCTCTTCGGTGACATCTTCTGTAGCGACTCGTAACAAGTCAACGATATGCAAAACCTTACCGTCATAGATTGCATCTACCACGAAGTTCTTTTCGTTAATCTCTTTCACTGATTCTTCTAACTCATCAGAAATTGTCGCCCCTGTGACTTTGACATCGTCATCATCGCGCTCAATTATCACTCGCTGGCCTTCGGGCCACGAGTTCACTATCCATTCCCCACTGAACCCGCGCAGGTCTTCTAAGTCTGAGAGGTCAAAAATGCGGTGAGCGGCTTTTATCGGTGAGGCGTCTCCCTTTTCTCTCTCCTCGTCTTCCTCTTTAAGAATATCAAGGAAAGTCAGACGCTCAAGCGGCTCACCGCGCCGGAATCTTTCGTTTATCTTAGTAGGTTTGGTGTTTCTTCTGCCTAAGTGCGACAACTGTGGTTTTGTATCGGCGGTATCAATGTCAAAGTAATCCCCCATTTCCGCCATTTTGTTTGCAGCGAAATCCATAGGCATAATCCCTTCGTTAATAATTCGCATGAGAGAGATGGGTGGTAAAGCCAAATCCGATATTTTAGGTTGGCTAACATTTTCCAAAAAGACAGGCTCACCAGTTCTCTTATCGTAATCAACAGTGAACGGAGGTTTGGTTGGATAACCATGATGTCTTTTTATGGCGGGCGATGTGTATAAAGGCATAATAGTCTGTGTCCCAGCGTTCATTCGCCCCAACGGTTGTGGTCTAAATACTGTGTCATTTTCGCTCCCACCTTCGCTTTTATTCTGGAGAGGTTGCCCGAGGTACCGTGATAATTTACCAATTATATCATCGGCTTTCCCTTGTGACTTTCTTCGCGCGCTTTTGCCACCAGCGGAACCCTTCGCGCCTTTTGTGCCGGCTTCCCAGTTAGTATTTTTAGTCAATTCATGTCTGAACTTTTTGTACATTCTGTCCATTAACTCTGCTTCGGTGCTTGCCGGCCATTTGTAAGGTGTTGCTTTGCCGTGAATACTACCACTCTGTTTAGCGAATCGGTCAGACAACGATTGAGCAATCTCTTCGGGGTGATTTTTCAGCATAGTGTTTATAGAAGAATCGTCAAGGTCGTCCATAAAACTCGTGACCCAATTGTGTCGTCTCTTTCGGTCCTTTTCACCGGCTTTCCCTACAACAGCACCCGCGGGGTTCTTTGATTTCCATTCCGGGTGTTGCGTGGCTTTGACTCTCGCGATAGCGTGTTTGATAATATCGCGCATGTGCTCTTCGTCAGTTGTAGGTCCTGTCGGCTCTGCCCCTGCTACTGGTGGTAGAGCAGCGTCCTCGTTGAAAACTCTACTATACGGGTCAAGCCATTCATGGAATAGATGCAACATACTCGGGTTACCTTTCTGCTTAAAATCTTGGATTCTGTCATGTAAGGCTTCGTCATTAGGCTTCACCCCTTCATTGGCTATTGATAAAGGCAGGTCATGGTGACTCATGATATTTCCATTCTCATCACCAATACCGAGTTTTTTATTCATCTCGGGTGTTTGGTGATTAGCGACATAGCGCTCAGCCGCTTCCACAAGAGCCATGTGCGCGGGTGTAGCGGCATTCCAATCTTCTTCTCCTTGATTATCTGTAGTACTATCAAATAGACCTCCCCCTAAGTGTTTCTCTGCAAGTTCTTTGAACACTGGTAATACCGCTTCAATAGCCGCGTGCGTATTATTACAATCTTCTGCTATTTGCGCTACTCTCCTTCGGTGTGGAGATTGAGAAGACTTATTATCAGCCGTCTCTAAGGGGACGAGGGGCGTGTGTCTATCCCTCAAATCATTCACGATTTGTCGTTGACGCTCAATGGCATTATTCAAACCATCTATATTTCGTTTGGGGCCTTTCTCTTTTTTCGCTTTATCCGCGGTTTCAATAGCCGCCGGTAATCCCTCTAAAAGGTCAAGGAAGTATTCTGCCATATCAACAGGGTGCTCTCGTGACATAAAGGCCCTGTTCCCGTTCTGTAAAGGGAATGAAAAGTTTGAGCCGTCCACCGCGTCAGCATTAGGCTTCTGTCCCGGCCCCCCTGTCAAACTATGGATATTCACTTTTGCCGCGCTGGGGTCATCTGAAAGGATATTATGCGTGTTCGCTAATTGCTCAGCGGACATGTGCTGAGGCACACTTTGGGGGACATTAGGACCAAAGTCTCCGTGTTCTAACAAATACTGTGACGCCTCTTCTCTATCCAAATTAATACGCGGCTCTCCTTCATGGTCGTCTGCTATGAACGCGTCCGGGTTAAAAATCGGCATCTCTTCTTTACCCGAAGTGTCAATCATACCACCAGCGACATTATCATAATGCGATAAAAGGGAACTTAGGGAATGTTGGTCATAATCTCCCTTTGGTTCAACCGAGTAAAACGAATACCCACCCCCTAAATCATCATCTTCGGGAGACAATAACTTATCACTCAAATCTCCATACCGTGTTTTGTCTCCCGCTTCACGCGAAAAACCCATTTCTCTCATCCATCTACCAATCTGTTCTTCGTTCTGCTCACCGGTAGGGTGGTCTTTATCCACACCCGGCAGCCAACCATTATCCCAATACCCATGCGTAGTTATCAGTTTATCTAATCCGTCTGTTGGTATCATGTGGGTTGATTCACCTTCCGAACCTAATGGCCGGTCGTGTCTATCAGCCGGCCGAGCAAGCCCACAAAGGGCCGCTATCAAATCTGTGGTTTGTGGCATCACGAATTGAGATTTCATAGATGTAGGATTACCATGATAAGTGGGGAGTTTTTTCCCTTTTTTGGCGACAAATCCCGGGGTGAGGGTATTCATATTTGGTGAGCGCCATTTTACATTACTCGGGTTCAAATGAGACTGTGTAGCACTTCTATTAAACTCACCTGTGCGCGCATATCCGAACATAGATTGCATCTCGTCATGGGGCACAATAGGTTTATCGTACGCCCCCTCGGGACCTCCCGCTTGCGCGAAACGCTCAATTTCTTTCGGCCAAGCCAACATAGCCTCTTGTCGTGTCAAACCTTCTTCGCTCTTTGTATCAAACCACTGCTCGTTCGGTTCCATTAACATTTTATCAACCGGGCCTGTAAATACACCGGGGTACATTTGGTGGACACCGTGCAAATACGCATTCTCGTCCAACCCCATACCTCCACCATCCATATCAAACATGTGAGAGAATGACGGAGTACCGTCAGCGTTTAGACCACCTATTGCTGGAGCACCGACCTGTCTTATCGCGGCGCCACCAACTAAATCTTGCTGGTGTTTTTCCGCTACCCCTTCGTTAAACAATTGGTCTCTAACACTCTCGTCTAACCAACCGTTCTCTACATATTGGTCTATGACTTGAGGAGTAAGGTGGCTTTCTTCCTCTTGACCCTTTTGGCCGCCCCATATCGCCATACCTTCATCACTAATCTCACCAGTAGGTAAATTGAGACCACTAAGCATGTGCTCGTACTCATCCATAAGATTTTCTTCACCTAACGCGTTGCGCATAATATGATGTCTCGCGCTCATTGAGCCTTCTTCTTCGTCCCCATAATGTGAAAATACTCCATCGTGCTCAGTGACATGCAACCTGTCAAGCGCGTTCCCGATAGCCTCGCTACCGGCCCCTTCCCCAACATCGCGTAATTTCACTTCATTATTATCAGCCCAATTAACTATCGCGCCCGGTATGTAAGGAAACGCTCGTGTTTTTTGGTGTACTCGTGGACCTCTTACCATACCTTTCTGTCGTTTTAGGAAAGGTAGCCAATGCTCCCATCCATGAAAATCAAGATTATCAAAATCTTCTCTCGCTTCCTCATTATGAGGAGCGCCGTTCAATAACCAGCGCATGACATGGAGTCTTTCTTGTGGCTCCAACATCTCTAAGCCGTAGAGGTGAGACATAAAACCGAGTCGCGCGTTAGGGTTCCTCACACCTTCCTCCGACATTTTTTCTGCCAATCCGCTTTCGTTATGTCTACCTGTCTCCTCATCAAGCAACTTGTCGGGATTATACCCTTCCCACTCAAGCAATTTGTGAGCCATAAACATCTGCCGGTACTCATCATCACCATCTTCGGGTTTTTCCCAGCCGTTTTCGTCCGCGTTATTCTGCCAGCGGTCTAACCACTTATTGAATCCGCGCTCATACAACGAAGAGAGCGATACTTGGCCTGTATGTTTTCCAAAATTACTATCGCTATTATGCGGATAATCAGCGTATTTTGATTCATGAGCATCAAGCCCTTCATCAAACTCTCGTGCGCCGGAACCATCACGATACAAATAACGGTATGTCTGATGAACGGGAGCGGACGGGAGCAACGAGTGCTTGTTCTCAAACAGGCCAATATCCATCATAGGGTGCCTGTCGGGTCGGACAGCGTCAGACCCCGGTGCTCTACGCATATCTCCTTCTGTTGCGGGAGCGGTCTCCATTCTCCCCGATGCCATTTTCCAAAGCATTATGGTTTGTTTATGCACCTTCTCTTTTCTCACCGCTTCTGAATCACCTTCGTCAATTTGCGCGTCTTCCCATTCCCCTGCTGATATGATTTCTTTGAGGTCACTATGGGGTTCACGCGGTAATGTACCTTGATTGGCAGGGGGGTGGGCTACCATTTTAGGTGAATAATCATATAATTCACGAACAGGTTTTATGCCACCTAAATCAGTCTGTTTTAGTATCCCTCTCGCGGATTTTACCAACAAAAGGTCATTAGTATCAATCGGTACATTTCTCCTGTAAGCGTCAAGCGCTGCGAACATAAAATCGGCAGCGTCATCGGCATCGGCATCGGGTAAGCATTTGAAGAACTCGTAACGAGAGCGCGCCCAAAATCGTTCTGCCGACTCTCTCATTCCTCTCCCCCCGCTATCATAGGCGGCGGGCGAGGGATTCAGCCTTTTCGGCAAGTTCGCTCAATAGGTAAGGATTGTCTTCCTTCCACGCGCCGAACAGTTCGGCCTTTTTGACTGATTTGCATTTGCAGTTCTTGCAGCCCGGCTCGCATTCGCACTTTGACGCCGCGCAACCTTCGCAAGGGCACTCTTCTGCTTTACCGAAGAGAGTTTTCTCATTAGTAATACCTGCTGGCCTGTCTGGTGGTCCGCCGTCAGTCATGTGAGCGCTGGCCGCGCCACCGTCATCGTGTGGGTTAGCCTGTAAGAATCGTACCGATTCTCCGCTTGATTGTGTTGTTTTGCTGACATCTTCGGGGGTGTCGGGTAGTTGTTGGTTAGTGTAATAGTGAGCAGGGCGCGCTTCTTCAACGCCGCCAATACTACGCATTTCGCTGTTATCGGTTTCAGTAGTCGCTTTTTTCAACCGAATGTCTAATTCTTTCGCTTTCTCAAGGAGGTTGTCAACCCCTTCATCCCATTCGCCTGCTTCCACTTTAATTGGTCTTACCATGTTATTCACCTACTGAACGCCGAGTCGTGGAAAACCCACTCTCTGTTGGTGCGCCTGCTGATTCAGCCAGCGCGTGAATATCTCCCCAATCCATATCGTGCCATTCTTCGTTAGACGAAGGTAGGCCCACGACATCAATTTCGGTGCCGTCTCCGGCTTTCTCAATGACTCCGCTTCGGTCTCCTCTTAGAGGGTCGCCCCAAACATCATCAACTGATGGTGAGTTCATGCGCACGAATCCAGCGCGCTTGAGTAGTGTGTCGGGATTGCGCATATCAGCACGCATAGCGCTCATTTGCGAATCCATAGTTTCCATTTTGGTTATTAGCGCGTTCATGAGTCGCATGACCGCGTTATCTTCGTCTCTCTCATCTGTCATATTGGTCCCCCCGTCATATCGTGAAGGTCAGTAGACGGGTCTTCGTCTTCTCCGCCGCCTTCCATCAATTCGCGGACTTCTCCCTGTAATTGACTTATTTTACCATCCAATATCCTTCCCGAATCAAAACCCTGTCGCAAAAGTTCATCGGTAAGGTCGTAACAGCGGTTAAGACATTTGGTAAGGTCTTTGAGCATCGCTCTCTCTAATTCGGAGCCTTCTAACGGGCCTTCGGGGCCTTCTGCTTCGGGTGGAGCATCGTCCATCCCTTGTTTGAGAATCATTGGATTAGTAGCAGACTGTCGCGCCGAATGCCCAACAAATGTAGTATGGGGCACAGCGCTCGCTTCACCACCGGCAACCTTTCTCACGGTATCACAGCCTTTGTCCGGGTGAGCGGTGAGGCTTCATGATACCACCAATGCGGGAAGGCATGATTGTACCTTTCAGTAATTTACCTCTGTCGCCCACATCAATTACTTGCTCAGTTTCGTTAAATTGGCGTACGGGCGCTCCGCCCGCGAAAACATCGTTAGGGCCGGTAGGCGCGTTTTCCTTGAATGTGGATTTGTAAATACTTGTCACATCATCAGCGAGATAATCGCTGGTTCTGTTAATACTACGCAAAAACTGTTGCGCGCTCACTAAATCTTCGTTCTGTAGTGCTTCTTTCACGGCCGCTAAATCGGTTTCTAATTTGCGCACCATTGGGTCAATCTTGAGTATCGCGTCTGCTGACATCAACACACCCCACGCGCCTTAATATATTGAACCTATCGCTTGAAACCGCTTTGTTTCTGCTTCCCGTTCACGCCAGCATGAGCGTCACTAATTGAATCAAGTGCCTGCTCAATCGCCGATTTTTCGGAGCCGCGCTGCTTTTTCTTACCACCTGTCGGGTGACCTGTGAGACCTTGCACCTCTTCAACGGGGGACGGACCTCTGTCGCGCAAACCTTGCGATTCACCGAGGCCGGCCATAGGCTGCCCCGTTCGGATAGGCATACCACCTTGAGCGGGCATCCCGCCGGGTGGCATCCCGCCGGGTGGCATCCCGCCGGGTGGCATTCCTCCGGGTGGCATTCCGCCTTGAGCGGGCATAGGCATTCCGGGTCTCATGCCCGCTTGTTGTGGGTGGACACCGGGTCTCATTCCACCACCCATCGGCATTCCGCCGGGCATCGGCATACCACCGGGCATACCACCGGGCATACCACCACCGCCCATCGGCGGTGCTCCACCGGGCGGTGCTCCGCCCATTTGGTCTTCGGGTTTCTTGTAAATGAATCTAATATCACGCGCCGCGTCTTCCTTAAGTTCCGGCTGGAACCCAAGTTGGGTCATGCGCTGAGCGACATTGACTTCCATCTCATCGCGGCGTAATCGGGTAACATCATCTTCCTCTTCGTTTGGATAAAGCGTGACTTTCCAATCGGTAACACCCATTTCCGTTAGCATACGAGGGAACAAACCATCTTCGCGAGTATAGATTTTCTGACCCGATTCAACGGCGCGGTTAGTAACGAGAATCTGCATCCCTTCGTTATTCAGACCGCCACCCTTGCCTGTATCCATCATGAATATATTGGACACGCCGTAAAATGACGCGATACGGGTACGGATTTCGTCTCTGACTTGGGCGTACTGCATTTCGTCCATGCTGTCCATGAACCGAACAAACTCAACTTTACCGCGACCGGACGCTGATTCAATACCGACCTTCGGGATATAGTGAGGGTCACGCTCCATTTTCTCTTCCGCGCCTTTCCAAAATGAGGCAGTGGATTGGATATTGTCGGTAGTAATAGCAAGAACACCGCGAGGGATTCTGCGCTTTGAGTAAGCGAGATACATGTAATTGTCCATAGCAGCGAGCGTCATAGCCTGTCTCCACATAGTAGCCACAGGCGAGCGACCGTACAACTTGGACGGATTGAACTTGGAAATGTGCATTACTTCACCCTCAATGTAATACTGCGTCTTACCGGCACCAGCCGAATTGACGAAATGAACATCTTGGAGCGGCAGACCGCACATTTCACAGTCTTCGTGGTCGCCGGTATGCGGGTAAGTTTTGTCTCTGTGTTCAGCACGAATACACACAAGCCACCGCCCACCACGCACCCCAGCCTTATCAGCCACGAGTCGCATGAAAGTAGGGTCAGCGCGCATCATATTTTTTACACGAAAAAACTCAATATCGCTGGACTTTTCATCTACGAAGTATTCTTTTTGTAATACAAGAAACGCATCATCAACGATATTCAAATCCCATTCAATTTCGCGCATAACATCAAAGAATGATTGGTCTTGGTTGTTGCGTTGCTTGAGCATCCACTTAGGATAGATGACTTGGTCTATATCGGGGTCTTCTGTCTCGCCCCCGCATAAATCGCATTCCAAAGTGTTGTGTTGGTACTCCTCTTCGCACTCGGTGCATTTCTTGTGGAACTTGCGTTCCCAGTAATACCCGCGCCGGAATATCTCTTGGGTGAGCGTATTGATTGTAGTTCGTAGGATGATTGACTCTTGTACGGTAGCGTATAGCGCAGGGATTGTAACACCTTGTACGAGCACCGGCTCTTGGATACCCGCTTTCCAAAGCGGCATCATCGGTTCGGGCGTGGATGACCTGCGGAACGGTTTAGAGAGAGCAGAAAGGAACCGCCCTATTCGTGTTTTCTCTTCTGCTTCCTCAGCCATCGTTTTCGCCTCCCAATAATCCTTGAACCAATTTCATCGCCTCTTTCATACCGTGCTCATGACTGTCGTCTTGCGGCCCGTCATATTCGGTGCCGGGGTCGTC